CAGCTTCAGTAGATATACCTATTTCTTCCATACGATTTTCCATTCCAGAATATTGATTCTTAAGATTAGCATATTGATTATCTACATTAGCAAACTCATTTTCCATGCCTTCGAATTGACTTTTCATATCAGCCCATTGATTTTGAGCTCCTTCAAAAACATTGCCCATGCCCTCGAACTGGTTCTCCATATTGCTATACACATTACCCATGCCTTCATAAGCATTACCAAGATCAGCGTATGGATTTGTCATACCAGCATATTGGTTAACAGCTTGCATGTAAGGGTTTTCCATATTTTCGTATGGATTTTGACTAAGGTCCATACCCATGTATGCGTCTTCGTACTGTTGTATTTTACCTGGAGCACTCAAAGCGCTTTGACTTTTGTTAGATTTTTTTCTCCCCATTTTGTTGTTTTTTTATTATTCGCTCAGCGGTTTTTTGATGAGTGTATATTACACTGTATTTATCTTCTAAAACTTCATGCCCTAGCTCTTCGCACCTACGCACAACACCATCATATGTTGTCATAGCCCACACTATTCTACACCCTTGATTAACAGCTACCTCTGAGCAAGCGTCTATCAATAGTGTTATCATTTCAAATCTATCCCTACCTTTGTAGTTTGGGTCTGAAACTAAGAAATCAACATAACCAATTGCTGAGTTTGTTAAATATATATATGCCGCAGCTATCATTCTACCTTCTTTTTCAACCGCCAAACCACCTAAACCGCTATTTGGCAATATATCAGAACTTGGCACCTCTATGTGATCATATGATTTCCACCATTCTATCAAATCAACATAGTCTTCAACCCTAATAGGTCGTACGTTGTATTTTTCTTCCATTTAATTTAATTTAATTTACTTATATAGTCACACTTTTAGTGTGTTATTTACTGCTTTGTGTCATCTCAGAGCCAACTGAGAATAGTTTTGCGGCTGAAGATGAATCGTTTTTCATTTCAACTTCTGCGTAATAACCTCTAACGCCAGATATATTAATTTTATTTTCTTTTCCAAAGAATATAAAATCTCCATTACTAGGTGTTTGTGCTTTAGCATCTGCCTCAACAAATACTGAATATGAGAAATTATTTCTCGTTTGTTCCATTTGAACAACATTGATACATTTACCCAATCTATATACCTTGCTAGATTGTTTTCCTGAAGAGCCATCTATTCTAGTGAAGTATATAATATCCCAGGCACCATTATCCACGTTACTCGTTCCGATATTTACATCTATTTGTTTTGCTTGTAAAGAAGTATTTACTAAGCCCGGTAATGTGATTTTTACTATTGCCATAATTATGCGTGATTTAAGATATCGTTTATATTTAACGTTACATAAGTGTTTCCACTACCGTCGTACCCATGTTTTATATTTAGTTTACCTGTTATTATAACTGTGTTTGGACTAACAGTATTATCAATAGTATAAGACAAGTCTTTATAACTAATGTCAGATGCTATTGTAGGATAATACGTTGAAGACAAAGAGTTTCCGTTCCCCGTTACTTGAGTGAAATCTGCAGCTTCAAATGTTCCATCAGCAGATATGTCAGCAGCGTGGCTACAAGAGAAACTAAATTCTTGCTCGCCGCTAGAACCCCCACGCTCAGATGAATATAAATAATAATCACTTCCAACCCCAGAACTTGGTAGCGTCCAAGTGGTATCACTGGTTTCAATGATCTGTAATTTAACTTGGTGTATAGGGAATTGACGTAGAATTATATTTGTAGGGGTTTTTGTTAAACCACTAGTAAAGGTCCCGCTAGTATTTTCAGCAAGCGTAACCCTGTAATTTACAGGAAGGTTACCTGTTATAGCTGGGAAATTAATTAAAGTTTCATAAACTCCATTAGCACCTATTGTAGCGATGTATTCAGATATGATGGTTACACCGTTAGATTCTGTCCCTATTCTAGGGGTTTGAGTCATTGATACTTTTACCTTAGCAGACGGATCTCCAGATACTCTTAATTTTCTTTTTTCGCCATAACTTTTAACTTGAGAAGTGTCTATATTCCAACCATAAATTTTTAACCCACTAGGTGTTACGTTGGTTTTTGCTATTGCAAAAAACTCTATTATATCAGTTGTTGGTAGCGTTGAGATTGGTCTAAAATAATTAACAGTAAAACTATAAGAACCATCAAAATTTTCTACAACGGTATAACTGTAACTATTAGGACTACTAGTTTTCTCAAAACTAACATGTGGCACTTTAGTAAATTTACAATTAGTCTTTGGAGTAAACGTTCTATTTGATATAATGGTAGACCCCGTGTTAGGAACACCAACTAGAGAGGCGGTTAGCGTAGTGCTAGCGCTATCAGTTGTGTTAGTAATATTTGTTTTTATAGTTACGTTTGCCATATTATTGATCTATTGCTAAAGTTGTTGTGCCTTCTACGGTTATATATGTTTCTATATCACTACTTGGGAATTTGTGCGATGAAGTAAAGTTTCCTTGAACATAAACCCGGATAACATTGCCATAATAACCAGCTCCACTAGTTCCAGTTCCTAAATCCACTAATGTGCCAATAGTAATTCTAGGATGATGAGATTTTACAGAAAATTTACTAGCAGAAACAGCATGCTTAATTCCATTTACAGTGTTGGCATGTATGTAAAAATATGTGTAAGGCACAAATCCGTGCGTATCTACTTCATAGTTTTCCTCCCATTTTGTGGTTGTTTGTGTTCTATCAGTAGAAGAAGTGTTTACGGTATAAGTTAACTCGTCAGATTTAGGAGTTATATTTATACAACTAATATTTTTTACAGTACCTGCCATGTCGTGGTATTTGAACACTCCAACACCTTGGTTATATATTCTTCCAAAAGTCCCATCAGGGGTATAAGTAAACGTCATAAATATTTTACCACTATCTGCCCTTCTCCTTGAATGATAATCCATTCCATATGCTCCACTTGGAAAATTTATATTCCAAGTTGTAAATCCTACATATTTACCATGGGGGTTTGAAGTGATTTCAACATCAGCTTCCGCAATATATGTATTTCCTGGAATTAAATTATCTATCACACCCTCAATGCTCCATAGATTAGGGTTGTCTAACTTTGATTGAATCTGTTCTGGTGTTAAACTTGGTGAATCCGCTGTAGCGTCGTAACTATGTTCTTTAAAACGAATTTGAGTTCTGCTTTGTACTTCAAAGCCTGTTAAGCTATCATACCCAGTGTCTTCAACATAGATAAGTCCAGGGGAATGAAGCGTGTCTCCGGCAGGATAGATTACCGAACCGTTGTTATGGTAATGATAACCTGTTCCCACGTTTTTCCCACCAATAGCATTGACTTCTGGTGTTAAAATAGGTAATAAAGCCTCTATAGATAGTGTTTTGTAATCCGCGTGAGAACCCATGTCAACCCCAGCACTTAAACCTAACCCTTGTGACGTAAAATCTTTTAAATCTATATCGGTAGCAGTTTTAGTTATACCTGTTATATTGTTAAACCATTTTCCTTCTTTGTCTTTAAAATTAACAACCTCTGCTTCTTCTAAATCTGTTTTTACATAATCAGCGTACCATCCTTTTGTAATTAATTGATCTTCTTCGCCTGACCTGTCTTCATACATTCTAGACGTGGATCCCTCGTAGTTTAAGGTATTGAAGTTTTTAATTTCATCAACTAAATCGTTGAATACTAATTTAACAGAGCTTTCATATTGAGTGTTGTAGAAGTTGTTCCTAAGAGCTTTGGTGTGATGCCTCCATATATCACCACTTTTCCACGTGTAATAATCACCATTTATAGAAATACCAGACTCTGCTATGAAAGATTTAAAACTAGTCCAGCCATTTACTTTTTCAGAGAAACAAACTGTTGTGTCTGATAGAGTTAAATTATACGAATCTCTATCTTCATCATAACTACCAATTATAGTGTTTGAATTAGACAAGTTTTGCTTAAAGTAACTTACCATGTCTTTATCTGATATTGGCGTTAAACCATCAGCAGATAGTCTTAGCACAGCGCTTCTATCTTTGTCAGCAAAGTAAACTCTATAACCAAAGTTAGCGAAAGACTCTGGATTTCTCGATATACCGTATTCACCAACAAATGGTATTGCAGAACCCAACACTTTGTTTGAGTGTGTAACTTGCATTTTACCCTCAGCATTGTACAAAGCGTCTTTATTTGCTAATACCTTAAGTATTTTATTTTCACAAAAAGCAACTATATTAGTATTTCTAGTAAATAATTTTTGAATAGTACCGTACTCCGGATTTAATTCTTTAGTAATGCTTTCGGCTTGTATAAATTGATTTAACTGATTTACTGAGCTTATGGAATTGTAAATTCCAGAAAATATCATTGAGCTTCCTAAGGTTTCTTCCTTGTAACTCTCCTCTAGCGTTGTAGACACCCTAGGACCCTTATCAATAGTTGTAGCGTTGAAATCATCTCTAAGTCTATGGGACTCTACTCCGTTACCAAAAGCAAAACAATTGTGCCATTTTAACGATCCAGATTGTAGTTCCATAGCTTCAACGCTGCCTACTAACTTCTCTTCTAATAAAGTATAATCTTTACTATAAATAGTATCACCATAAGCATCTCTTTCTGATACTCTTAGGGTTATACCAGCTGGTAAATCTTGTGAAATATTATAAACCTCAGACAATATAGTACCACTGTAAATATGAGGATTTAACTGTATTTTATTTGGCTTATCGCACCAATCGTACTTTTCTCCTGTTTGTATCTGCATGATAGGTTTGTTATAATCAAACCCATCTATTTTTTTAAGTGATATTCTATTTAATACAATTTCTTTTTCATAAGTAGTACCTGTGTTATTGGTTAGTTCTACTTTAACCTTAACATTATTAGAACTATTGTTACTAGAAGCATCGTGTGTAAACTCCCAAACGCCTACGCCCGTCGTAATAGCTGGGTATTGACCTGGAAGTGGATAGTACACATTGCTTCCATTGCCATCTCCACGGCTAATAATTATTTTTATAGTAGATCCCGCACCCCCATATAAGTTCACGTCGTTATCAAGTGACTCTACATCTACAACAAGCCTGTACTTAGCGCCGTCTTCTAGCGTTACCATGTCTGATACAAATTGAGGATATATTCCAGAGCTTGTTGTTGTATTAAGCGTAATAGTATTTAGCGTGGTATCTTGTGCGGCTGTAAACCCGGTTGCAGCACCAAGAGTCCAACCGGTAGTGTATGTAGAGGAGAAGTCGGGATTAGTTAGTATTTCACTACCAAGCTTTAATGCGTAAGGTATAGCTGGTTCTCCTCCAGGTAGATAAACTGTACCAGTGTCGATGTCAGAACTATAGTTACCACTTGGCCCGTAAGTAGAATCGTTTACGGTTTTATTGTTTAATGCTTCTATATACATACCGTCTTTTAGCACCATGCCGGTTTCAGCAGTTTCGTAATAAAGATTTAAGTCAGCTCTTTCTTTTGGTACGACTTCAAACACAGCTGGATTAAAACTCGTGTAAGTACCTTCACTAGGACGTTTTTCTACAATTTGAATTTGAGCTGTAGTCCCCTTTTGGTTATTTTTAAACGGTACTAAAGTGGTGTGATCACCACCAGTGTTCCACCCTGAACCACTAGTTATGGTCGCTGTTGGACTCCAAACAATAGGTCTATCTAACTGTAAATCTATTCTATATCCATAATTCGCTTTACTTTTGTCTAGTTTTTTCATACCACTACTACCCCAATCATTATTGCTATTGCCTTGAGACCCATAATAATCTGCATTTGGTTTTTGCGCGTGATATCTCTGCACGGCTCCCTTTTGGTTTACACTTACAACCGTGTAAACAGTTTGAGACGGATCATCTAACCATCTAAATTGAGTTCCCGATTTTGTTAATTGATTTAATAGTTCAAAATTATCAAACCATTGTGCTGATAATTCTTTACCTGAACCATCATACCAAGTATTAGTGTCAACTGCTTCGTTTGGCACTTCTTCCCCATCAGCGTTTGTTACAAAAACAACGTTTTCTTCCCCAGCACCCGGGCTCATGTTGTCCCCAGGATCAAGATCACCTATACCTTGAAAAGCAAAGCTACAGTAACTATTACCCATAACAAACCCAGATCCAAAACGAGTATTTTCTTTGCTTGTATCTTGACCTACATATGCCGCTGCAGAACTGCTCCATCTCCACGACCAAGCTTGATCAATAATAAATTTTTGAGTTAAACTTGTTGTGCCTGAAGCTAATTCTTCCCAACCCAATTTAGTAACAGTACCCGATAAGCTTTGAATATATTTATTTTGAAAATTATCGGTACCACTTACATCTATAGTACTTTCATTCAAAGCTGGGAATCCCGGAACATCAACCCCACCCGCTAAACCTAATAGATTAGTGTCATTATAATCGCTAGTAGAAAAATTACCACTCAAGGTTTTCCAATTAAAATTATTCTGTTTATCGTAAAGATAATTATCTGTGTCTTGACCTCGATCTGCGCTAGTATTTTGTTGGTCGTTACTCCAATAAACATGAGCCCAATGCGTGTCCTGAGCGTTCACAATATTATATCCAGAATCTTGAACTCTTTGTTTTTGTCCAATGTATTTGTCAAAGAAGTTGTCTCTAGCTATTTTTATAAAGAACTTACCTTCAAAATTATTATCATATTCGTTAAGCTCTTCTCTATAGTATTCTATAAATAATTTTTTACTAGAACTAAAACCACTTCCAACAAAAGAAGCATCAAGACCTAATGGTTGTACTAATGTTATTTCCCAAGGATCTTCTATTCCCTTAAAAGCATCATCATCTACGTTAGTCCCGAAATCCGTTCTAGATATATGTAGTATTTCGTAGTAATTAGAGAAAACACTAGGTTTATTATTTACCTCTTGACCAAGTCTAATATATCTACCTGTTTGATCGTCAAGTACAGCTTCTTTAAAAGCCTGGTTGTTTTCAACAACATTACCCTTGAGACCAAAAGTAGTTTTACCAACTTGAGGATAATACCCCGAACTACCACCATAACTGCTTTGACTAAAAAACTCTAATCCAGAACCATCTACATCAAATATTCTACCTCCAATAGCTTTTCTAGTTACTTTTATAAAATCTGGAGCTTCGCTTTTTCTAGCTAAAACTTTATATTTAACAGTAAAATCTTCTTTTACCGCATCGTCACTGTCATGTGGTTTTTTAAGTATTATATAGTCATCTTCTTTTAACTTGTTATAATCACTAGATGGAAATGATAACCACACGTGGTCACTTCTTTCTGCCTGCCAAAATCTATCTAACGAAACATTGTAAAAAGGTTCACTAACGTCTTTTATAAAATATTTATAATGAGTAACCCAATCTGGAGGGAAATTGTCAAGTGTAGCTTTAATGTCATTTGCTGTACTGCTATTTCTTTGATCAATTTTTAACAACGCATTATCATTAGAAAACACAGGGGATTGTCGACCAAAAGCGTCTAAATAAGATACCCCAACCTGATATTGTCTTATTGACTTAATTGATTTTGAAGACTCTTCAGATGGAATTAAATCTGTAGTAATAAGTTGTGTTGTAATAATAGGTTCGTCAGAAGGAGATATATCGTATTGCTGAACGTAGTTCCCGAAAATAATTCTATTAGCAGTTATTTCTTGAGCCACTGCTTTTCTTGGTACATTATCATAAGGACGTAACAATTGCCTGCTTTCTACTAATGCATGAAATTTTTCTTTAGTTATAGTGTAATCTGTAAAATTAATCAACTCAGATCCTTTTACTGTTTTAAAAGTGTATATATTATTACTATTTGATTCTTTGTACAATATATCTAATTCTACAACTTCTTGAGACGGTTTTTCAAAATCATTTAAAATTATACGCCTAACATTATTCTCCATAGATAGATTATATCCCTCGTTAGCGTTATACCTATAGTCATTGTCAGGTAAAAAAGCTACTTCTGTAAAAGCAGATATAGCTGAATACTCACCGTCTTTATATTTCCATCTATAAGCAAATCTAGGGAAAACATCTTTAAAAATTGGATCTTCATCTACTAATGAAGCTTCCCAGTATTTATGATCAACTAAAGGAACTTGAAGTAAATTGTTGTCGATACTAATAATTTCGGCATCAAATATTTTTCTTTGATCGTTAGAAACAGGAGCTCCATAGTCTTTTTTATTAATAGTTAAAGGATATACTCTTATACCTTTTATAGTCCCCTCAAAACCAGTTCCAAAACAAATTTCTAATTGGTTTTTAGTATAAGATTGTTTCCACGTAACAAAGTGTGTTCCCACCGAATTATCTAACAAAACATGTCCACCTGTAGTATAACTAGTAGGAGAATCAGCAAGTATTTTGCCAAACCAATCGTGGTCAAAAAGTTTTATCCAATTCCCATTTGAGCTACTGTCGGCTTGATCACCCGTATGATTTGTAACGTCCACCTGATACCTCATAACATAGTATTCTCCTTCTGTTAATACAAACGTTCCACCCTGCGCTTGAGTCCCGTCTGGATCTGCTGGATATGCTATTATTTGAGATGTTGTGCCCGTTACAACCCGACAGTCACCAGTTGCACTCCCCCATTTTACTCTATTTTTACCTTCATTTGCTAAAAAACTGACATTTGTAATTCTTGCTGATTCTACGTTGTAACCATGAGAGTGAGATCCGTTGGCTCTTATTCTAAACTGAGTGTTTGGCTCCGCCCAACTACCGGAATTATAATGAGATGGTTTAGGAGTCATATCAACCGTGATATCTCTAGTGGTAGTACCAGTTGCGTTTATCCTAGTTGTCAAATCGTTGTTATTACCAGCCCAAGGATGCGAAGAAATACCTGCTTTTGCTTGCTCTGTAGCGTCGTCTCCAGAGGCATTAAAATGCGTCATTGTCATGGTAAACGTATACTTACCGTCTTTCTCAAAAAATATTCTTGGATTTTGAAATGGAACTTGGCGTAATATTTCCCAAGCCGCATAATTACCTCTTGGGTGTATTTCAAGAGCATTATCTCCGCTCGGATCATGAGCATTATGCCAAATCCAATCTTTAGCTTCCGAACCATCGGGGTCTGGAGTTTCACCAGAAAGAAGATTTACCCCATTCGCGTCTTTGGGCTTATATAAAGCCCAATATCTCGCTTTGTTTCCATTAAATTGTGGATCAGGATCTGGTTCAGAAAAATTTCCATTTTTTAGCATCTCCAAGCTAGTAGTCCAATCAGCACAGTTAGTTCCACCAGGCGTGTTTAAAGTAATACCTCCTCCTCCAGTATCTACACTTCCGGTTTCAAAATTTAAAACACCAACAGAATGATCTCTATTAAAATCATTATCAACCCCCAACTCACTACCTACTGTTATGTCATCCGCCCAAGATTCCGGAGCACTCAAACCTGTGCCGTCTGCATTTACAAACTCCCCACCAAACGTTGTGTCACTATAGCTAAATCTACTTAATTCGTCTTGTCGCCCCAAAGTGTATTCTTCTCCCAATTTTACGGTTACAGTAACATCATCTCCATTTGGAGCTTTCGTTGTGTTTGTTAGCTTAACTATATCGCCTTCTTCGTAATCTGGTTTTGGTTCGAATATTAAAGGTTGAATTCTAACTGGCGCCGAGTGGATGGTTCTTATAGTTATTCCACTTATTTCGACTACAGCGCCGTTACGTTTCCAAAACGACATACCCCCACCGGCGGTAGCGTCTGACATATTGAATTTCCAATTATAGGTTTTTGGATAAGTATTTGGATCGTATTCGTCGTTAAGCCCAAAAGCACCCTCTCCCACATCAAACATAGCCTCTCCATCTGTGTTTTTATAATCTATACCAAAAGGACCGGATTTCTCAGTAGAAAAAGCCGTTTGACCCACTCCTATCGCTTGTGTAGAATGGGGTGTTGGTCCCGGATCAATAATCTTAACGGTCATATTAAGCACGTAATCGTAGTTAATACCAGGATTTATGTTTGTGATTACATTGTGTATTCTTTGCAACCCATCATAACCCGCTGGAGAAGCGCTAATTGTTAACACTTCATTATTAGCGAAACTATGAGCAGTATTTATAGTTATAGTGTAGCTAGTGATTGGGTCTCCGTTAGGCGTTATGTCAAGTATTTTAACATCACCTGTAAGAGCACTAGTACTACCAATGATAAAACAACCTTTAACAATGTTTCCGTGGACATCATCAACATTAAACGTGGTGGAACTTGTTGTTGCCCCGTCAACCGTAACCGTCCGTGCAGTGGTAAAACCTAAATAAATAGTGTTAGAGGCGTGAAACTCGTCTCCAGTTGTTGTGTGTGCGTTACCTATATATTTTCCATCTACAACGCTCCATCCAACTCCAAAATCTCCAGGGCTATTTGTATATTTTTCAGTTGGATCTAACACTACGGCTTCTTTTAGTGCGTCGGATGAGTTTTTATTGTCAAAAAGAACCGTTCCATCTGACTGCACATTATAATCTTTACTATGCGTGCCGGCAGGTTTTATTAACTTCTCCCCATTATCCCCCATATATGTCCAAAAAGACAGGTTGTTATAATGAGCTGGCCAACCTCCAATTACACATCTATTGTTTTTGTTCCCATGTTGTGTTATCGTATTCCCCATTAAATTACTAGCTTTACCACTTAACCATATTCTACCACCTATTAAGTCTTTTATCTCGGTGCTTGAGGTTAATGGTTTGTAACTCCCACCTTCTCGCATAAGATAAATATGGTCATGATAGAGCGGATCACGTCCAGCCCAAGCTTGCCAAGCTCTTTTATAGTAATCAGCTCTTTTGGTAAAGGTATTGATGATAGTAGGTGCAGTTCCTAGACTTGTTTTTAGGTTGTGAGGATCGTTCTCGTCCTCCCAAAGCGGATAATTTATTAATGAACCGTTTTGAGCTGTGCCAATATGCTGGCTCCAATACTCGTACCCTCCAACATCAATTTGTACAGGTGCTGAATTGTCATCAAACACGTTGTTAGGTAAATTAGCTGGATTAACAACGTCAGCTTGTATGTTTAGGTGGGTAAAATTACGATAACGTATTACATCACCACTACTATTAGACATGATACCAGCTCTATGACTAGTATTAAAAGGAGTGAAACAAGTGGTTTCTATCACAGATCCACTCGGTTTAGTTGTGTTTATAAGCTCCATACTTGGAGCGCTTAAAGGGTATTTCTTTATTAAAGTTATGTCCTCTTCCTTTATGTTTCTTGTGTAAACTCCAGAAGCATCTTTTACTTTAGTTGTACTGTTCCAATCAACAGCGATTTCTTTGACCGACGCTTTAGATATATATGTACCTACACTTAGAACATCAACACTTTCATTTTGTAAATAAAACTGACTAGAGGTATAACCAGCATTTTGATTAGATTCCATTGTACTGTTGTTATCTCCAGCTGTCAACGTCCAAGTATGAGTACCTGTAGACGTAACCCCACCAGCGATAGGCCTCGTCCAACCCCCAAATTCATCTACAATAACAGGGCTTATTGCTCCGGTAGTAAACGTACCACCAATATACGTTTCTATTACATACGTTTTTCCTCTTTGAATAGATACATTCTTTTGGAGTACAGAAGACCATTGTGGCGGGCCACCATTTGGCGCTGAGGTCGTAACTTCAACATCATTAGAAGTAGTAGTATACCAATATGCTGTGTCGAATTCCCAATTCGCAACATCTCCAGGTTGAAGACCATTAGTTATTAGTTCTGGACCAACGTAAGAAGTTGAATTAAAATTAACAACACTATTAGATCCAGCTTTACATCTTTCTATATTAATCTTTTTAGGTTCGTTAACTCCATCTGTCCAGAATAACATTCCATCTAAAACATTTATTCCGGTTATATGGTCTACGCTGTCAAAATTTAAGAATCTATCAGCTTGCTTGATTATGATATTATCTATTTTAAATGGATCTTTATCAGTAAGACCTGTAGAGTTGTGTCTTATACGAATATGATCAATACGGTTTGAGTTGCCTCCCTGTATCCATTGTACTGTTTTAGTACCAGTAGAAGAAGCGTCTAGAGTAATATTTGTGTTTTCTAATCCATGACTGTCTAAATAAAAGGAATAATCACCCGTACTTGTAGAAGTGTCCACATAAGTTACATCGTATTGTATTTCATATTTATATCCTTCTATTAAATTAATTTCCTCCGCAAATAATCTCATGTAACCAGCTTTTCCCTTAACAGCGGTTGCGTTACTACTAGCTATATACCAAGCGCTACCCTCGGTTTGAGAATTTTGTGGCAAATCTGCGTGTGTCCAAGAGCTAGAGTCTGAATCAACTATATTAATTTGAGTACTACTTGGATTTAAATCAGAAGAATCAAAAGTTTGAGTATAGGTATCAGCCATTCCAAAATCAATTAGAACTGGCGTAGTTGTTTTTAGTTTAATATCATACTCGGCTATAGCGTGAGTATTGGTTCCTTTTATAAACCAATAAATCTTTTCGTTTTCTCTATCAACCGTAGATCCTATACATTCTGCTCCAGTGATATAATTTGAAATATTAGAATAAGCTGTGTTTCCCCAAGTATTTTGAAGAGATCCGACATCATCGCCTTGAGATGTTGAAACCTCAACGTTTAAAGCGTCTCTATATTCGTTTTTAGGAAGGAGTCTTTCATCAAGATCCTTGTTCATCTTCCCTCCTAGAAATGTATTTTTGATTTCAGGCATTTACTAATGTTTTATAATTTTAGATTTACCTCTTAAAATTTGAGTTAATTCTTCTATTTTAATGTTTGATAGTCTTAATTTTGCTTTTCTTGTTTCTACTATTTTATCTCTTCTTAAACGCATCACAATGTTATCAGGTACACCTACTTTTGTTGATAATATACCGTACGCAATCCACTTGTACATCGCTTCTTCAGCAAACTTATGAACTTGCATTTCAGCATCAGTACCAAGACTATCACTTATATATTTTAAGATCACAGTTTTTCCACTAATATTAGAGCTAAAATGAATTTTTCCAGTATTTTCGTCTATAAAAAACGAACCGTTAGTTTGCGCATGTGATGGTTCAATTCCATATCTTTGTCCCATAGCTGAAACGTAGTGATCATCATCATAAGAATCTTCGTTCTCAGCTGGAGTATTTGCCTTGTAGTTTTCCCAAGTGGTAGACGATGTGTCTGTGTTTAAATCGTTACCTGTAAACGTATAATCTCCATTCGCATCTTGTGTTACGTCTGTAGGGTTTGATGTTTTTAAAGCAGGATATAAAACATGTTCAACACCCGATGAATCACTCCAAGTTATTTTAACATAGTTAACATAGTCTTGCGGTAGTATCATAGTAAGAGAAGATGGTACTACTATTTCTTGCGCTTTAATAGATTTAAAAGTGTCATAACTTAATTCTTGTAACGCTCTTTGTGCGTGAAACGCTACGGTATTAATATTGGCACTAGGTATTAAATTATCTTCCCCAGTATAAGAAAACATAAAGTTATTTATAATATCGTCTAGCGATATGAATTGATAAGTACCAAAACTAGTACCTCCATAATATGCTGCTTGCGTTTGATCGTCTAATAGTCCCATGTTTTATTTATTTTGCCTGTGCTTCTTTGGCCATTCCTATTTGAGTTAATGCTTGGTCTTTTATATTTATACCTGCTAATACTAGTATTTTTGAAACTAATGTATTTTCTTCAGATTCGTGTAATTCAAAATCAACAGATGAACCACTATTAAACAAAGCAACACTATTAACCTCAGTGTAATTCCAAGAAACTGTTTGTGGTTTTCTAATATAATAACAACTAACACCATCAGTAATCGATGTAGGATATACAATTATACCAGCTGAGTTTCTTATGTATATTGGTCTTTTTAATGTTGGTTGTACAAGTTTAGAGTTTAATATATCTGTTAATTCATTTCCTCTTACTGATTGTACTTCCACCCCATTTGTTGCTCCAGATATTTGTTTTACAGTTACATTTGCGATATAACCATCAAAATGTTTATCACGGTATATAGATAATTTATCAGTATTAGAAGATCCCTGTACAAAATACCTAGTGTGTTGGCCATGATACACGGCTTGATGCCCAGCTTTAGGTCCCCACAGTGGCATATTGTTTGATGTTCCATCAGCGATTGTATACGCTGGATTAGATTGGTTTAAGTGATTAGCGAGTAAAAGATTTCCCGCGGTCGCTGCCCCAACTTTAAATGATAATTCATAGGTATTACCTTCTACTAATGTCATAGCGTTTTGTAAAAAACCATGTGTAGCTCTAGGATTTATGTCTATATTAGTTATATTAGCTTGTTGCCCTGAGCTTAAAGGTTCGTTTACTTTATCAGCCCAAGCTTTTTGAATATTAGTTGAATCAATAATCCAATTAGGGACACTACTAGAGTTATTATAGTTTATTTCATTTCCAAAATGCCAACTATTAGCGGGAGATGTCACCCACTCGTTACCGACTTCTCTAACGGAGATATCATCAATTTTAAAATTTACAGGCGAACCATCAACTACAGGACCATCCATATTCTGGTTATAAAAAAAGCTAATACCGTTTTCAAGACCATCTAACGCTGGGCCTAAAGCTGGATAATCTGGTTTTATATCTATAGTATAAGTTCCATCACCTAACTCTCCATCTGTAAAAATATAAGCCGCGTAATGTTCTGGATAATTTGAAGTACTATTGTTTTTTATACCAGCTTTTATTCTAATACCAAGTCCTCCAGTTAAATGATCACTAATAGTGAAGGTAACTCTATAAGTTTTGTCTTTATAAAACTTTGTACCAGAAGCTAAACTAGTATAATTTTGCACAAGTGCTCCTTCGAAATTAAAAGTTGGAAGTTTCCAGTGTAATTTATTAGATGATATAGTTGTTCCACCAACATAACCACCGTTTATAATCCAACCACTAGGAGTCGCACTATCACTAGCTGTAAGAGCACCGTTTGTTAACATCTCACTACTTGTGGCGTCAGTGAAATTAGAATCTGTACATAGATTGGATTGTACGCTTAAATATCTAATAGATCCAATTCTATATATATCTGATGGTTCTCTGAATGAAATAACTTTGGAAAGACCAGTGTTTATGTACTCTAAAGCACCAACTGTTTCAAATGGTTGTATTTTTTCTAGCAATATAGTTTTTAAATCAGCATATTGCGTATCATTTTTTTGTCCAAACTCAAGTTCATTTAATTTAAAGAAATAATCTTCAAATATATCCAACTGCGCTTGGTTAGCAAATAAATTAAATTGCTGAGGGTTTATGTATCCCCTCTGTTCTTTATTAGCGACCGCTAATACTTTTTGATATACTGTATCTATATTTATTGCCATAATTTTTTTATTATAATAAAGTAACCACCCCGAAGAGTGGCTACTCTACTAAGGTTGTTACGAATTTAATCGTTTTTCAATATTGGAGTAAATCTCCATTCCTTCATCAGTTTTAAACCAAGAGGCTAAAGCTGAGTATGGATGTTCATCAAATGGAACGTTCATTAGTTTTCTATCATTAGAACCCCATGAAAAAGTTCTTTGATCAGAACTTAACTTGATAATACCAAGCTCAGTTGCTTTGATACCAAAGTTTCTAAGTACAACGTTGTCATCATTTACTAATTCTAAGAATAACTTAGGGTTTTTCTTAGCGTATAATAGTAAATCTCTTTTAAGTTCCTTAGAACTCATCTCTGATACTTTAGAACCAATCTCAACACGCATTACCGCTTCAGCCATGTCTATATCTAAGTTAATAGCAGCGTTCAAAGCTTTTATCTCAACCTCTATACTTTCGACTTCAAGAGCTGCTTTTTTAATGGGTTTTTCTTCTTCATACAACTTGTCTTTCATTGGATGATACAAAGACAATAGCTTTTGTAAAATTGTTTTTTCTTTTTTAACAACTAAAAATCCATTTCTAAAAATTATATGTGATAACCTTTGGTCTCCTTGCATTTCATCAACAAAACAAGTTCTTTGGTTTTCACAATACTTCAACTCTCTTTCGTGTCCTTTTTCTTTATCAAAAAAATAGATGTTTGTTGCTTTTATAGATTTACTTAAAGGAGTTTTTCCGTGTTTCAACCTATATACTCTATCCTTTATTTCCCAAGTATCTTTTTTTGTTTTTGGTAATGGTTTTTCCACAACCGGTGTTTTAACTTTTGGTTGCTCTACAACCTGAGTAACCTGTTCAGTTACCACTTCTTTTTTTGCTTCTTTTTTCTTTGCCATAATATAATATATAATAAAATTAATAAAATAAAAAGGACCGAGGCCGAAGCCCCGGTTCTTTTAAAAAATTGTTTAGCTTAACAACATGAAGTTATTAGCTCCTTGAGTTACTAAACATCTTTCAGATAAATAGTGTACTTCCATTGCATCTAAAGAAGATGTAGTAGCACCTACAGCTCCAGTCACCCAAGTCTTTAGTTTTCTAGACTCAGTTTGAGAAGCTCTATATCTAACGTGTAAGAAAGGACGTTTCATGTTTTTACCTAACATTTCGTCATAAACTGAAGAAACACCAGCTGGAACAACAACACCTCTAATGTTGTTAACAGTGTCAATCATACCTCCTCTAGTACCTTTATCATTCAGATATTTCCAGTCAGACTTATAGAAATCGTAAGATCCACGTCTGAAACCAGAGAAACCTAAGTTTAATGCCATATCTTCTGAGTTATTGAATACTCCGTAAGAAGTACCACCAGCCCCGTAAGAATTCATAGAAGCTAACATGTCATCCATTGCTAAAGCAGTAGTTCTATTAACGAACATCATGTTTTCTTCAATAGCACCATTTTTATCAAACTCAGCTAAGATAGCGTCAAATTCAGCTAAATCAGTAGCAGCGTTAACACCAGTGATACCTGAAGATTCGTTACCTCTAGCCTTGATAGCAGCGAATAAACCTTCAGTACCTTGCATTGCAGTTCCAGCAACGTTATAAGATACTGGAGCAGGAACACCTGTTTGAGTTGATTTCTCAGCTTCAATCATAGCCATTTCTAAGTAATCAGTAAATCTAGATCTAGTATCACCTTCAGCTTTTAAGTACCATAAGTAACCAGATTGACCTTCTTCACCAGAAACTTCAACCCAACCAATAGCAGACGCATCAGATCCTGAAACGTGATACATGTCTTTTAAAATAATTGGTTTGTTTCCATAAGAAGTGAATGTTGGCTCGTTAGCAGTTTCTCTACCAGTTTGCCCTTTTTGATATTCAGAACCTATAACTAATACTGTAACCGCACCATTAGCGATACCAGCATTAGCTAAAGTATCTGAAGTATAAGTATCAACAGTAATAGTATCTAACTTGCTACCAGAAGCAGCAGATACAGCAGTAACGTAGGCTGTACATGTTGCGTTAGCATCAGATATTAATACCATATCACCTTGTCTTACAGCGTGATCTTGAGTGTCACCAGTATCAACATTGTTACCATCGATATCAGTTGTTAATAATATAGAACCACCAGTAGCAGCAGACGTTGAAGTACCGTTATACGCTAGGTGTAATCTACCTTGCTCTGACCAAACTACTTGGTCTGAAGCCATACCTTCCTCAGCACCTACTTGCGCTAAAAATCCTGAGATAGTTCTTTTACCATAAACCTCAGCTTCTTTTTCCATAAGGTCTGGTAAGTATTGTTGTGCCCAATCAGCACTTCCACCAGCAAAATCCAAATAAGCACTTGCTACAGTGTTTTTAGTTGGAGCTGGAGTTGGTGATGGGGCAGTGTTTGTAATTGCCATTTTTAATTATTTTTTTAAATTGTTATTTGTTTTTGTTTTTAACTTTAAATTTAAAACTAGCAGTATCCTCACTTAACACTTTAAACGTTGGACCACTAGTCTTAGCCTCTCCATGTGATTGACGAGGATCCATACTAATGTTCTTAGATTTAGCTACACTATTTTTCATAGCGTCAGCCTTACCTTGTTCGTAAAAGTGTTTTGCGATGGCGTCTGAATTCATTCCAGTGAATAAAGCTTTGTGATATCCCGCTGCATCTTCTAAAGCGCCAGATTTTTTGTTAAGAAACTTTCCTACAAAATTATTGACATTGCTTTGGGTATCTTTTACTTCACTAGCATCTTTAACGTTAAACCTAAATTTTTTGTCACCGACATTATATTCAAAACCTTTGAATTTGTCTCCAAAAAACTCGTTGGTCCTTTTTTCAAAAGTGCTTGATAAATGTTCACTTTGTTGTTTAGACTCCTGCGTAGTTTTCTTGTACCTATCAAAAAAATCAACTGCTTTCTGTTGCTCGCTCGTGAGCCTTGAACCAGCTTTTATTTCTTGATAGTATTGGGACTTTAGCCCGTCCAGGTGGCTTTTAGCACTGGCAACTTGCTCTTTTAGTGCTAATTTTTTTCTTTTAATATCTTTATCCTCATCAACTTCTTCATCATATGAGAATTGATCTTCCAAAAGGAAGTTAATTTCATCGTTTTCCAAATGAGGTTTTGTAGCTCTATAGTATTCATATAGTAAATCTTGGTCATCTAATTGACTATAATCCTGAGTTAAGTTGACATAGTCAACTATATCTCCACCAGTATCATTCATAAAGTCGATTAGACCTTGAATGTTTTCAGGTAGAGGTTTACCAGTTGCTTCTGATTCAGCGATTGCTTTTTCAGCTTCACCAGCAATTTCTTCAACTTTCTCCTCAACTACTTTTTCTTCATCTGTTATTTCTTCTACAACTGGTGCTTCTTGTGTTTCAGCTTCCGGTTGTACTTCTTCTTGTTCTTGTGGGGCGTCGGCATTTTCAGACTCTGCAACCACTCCGCCGTCGTCAGCGTTATCTTCTTTAGTTTCATTTTCTTCTGGTGTTGGTGGTTTGCTTAAATCTACTTTTATGACGCTATCGTCACCCGCAGATTCAAATTTACTCTCGTCAACCTGAGGAGTTTCCTCAACTTGACCTGTTGTTTCTTGAGTAGTTTCGTCAACTACTTCTTCTAATTTTTCTTCCATAATATAATATAATAATAATTAATAATTTTAACTAGGGTTAAAAGCTCCTAAATCAAATCCCCCACCTAGTATATCATTACTTGATTCTTCAAAGTTTTTAGGCGATTTGTTGTTGTTTCTTTGGTCAATCAGCTCTGACTGTTGAGTTGCTTGTATTTTAGTTCTTTTATCTTTACGGTCTTCTTTTTCTCTTTCTTTTCTTTTAGCCCCATCTACCTCTAATTGCTTGAGTTGCATTTGCAAGCTAAATTCGTGGTTCATAAGTTCCTTTTTTAATAAAAACTCATGTTCGTTTTTACCTTTTTCAATCTCACTAAAAGCGGTTTCTTTCTGAACATCAGTTTGAACTTTTGCTTGTGCTTTTTGAATTTCCATTTGAGCCGCTGCCATTTGTGCTTGTTGGTTTGCTTGAGCCTGCGCTTGCATGTTCTCTTGTTGCATTTTTTGATCTTTCTCCAACTTTTTCTTTCTACGTATTTTAAGTAGTTGATTGGCTAATTTTATATTTTTAATCTCTCTAAGATCAATTGCATCTTCAAGTTCTATGATCTGCTGTTGAAGAGCCATTTGAATATTATTTTCTAGTCTTTGTCTCTCTTCATCATCTGGTTGTAAATCTAAAAATATACCAAAATCATATAAATGTAGTTCAGACATTTCTTGTAACGTAGCGACATTATGATTACCTATAGCTTGGATAAAAGCATCTTTAGTAGGAGAATATTCTATGATATCAGATATTCTAAGTGATAGACATTCTGCAACTTCTGATGTTAAATATAACCCTGCTTGTAATATGTGTCTAGTAGCTGTATTACTATTTGCTGCTGCTAGCTTTTGTAACCCTACTAATGAATCTGGATCTGGTGAATCAGATCTAGCTTCGTTTAATCCGGTACAATCCCTAATCATTTGCATGTAGTAGTTATAATTACCAATAAGAGCCTGTAGTTTGTTTCCTGCACCTTGACCTCCAGATATCTCTTGAATAGGAATTTTTCCAGGATTCATATCCCCATCTTGAGTAAACGATCTACCTATAACACTACCTGTTTGGAAGAACATGTTTAGAGCTTCTTGTGGATTATAATTTGTTCCATTACCTAAATCAATCTCAGCTAAACCATCTGCGTCTAAGTAAACGCCATCAGGTATCATACGGGATAATATTTGTTGTATCTTTAAATGTGTAAGTTGAATCATGTCTGCAAATCCAGTCACACGTTTTACTAAAGATCCAATTCTACCCTCGTACATTCTAGGAGCGACTATATTATAGTTCATTTTTACTTTGGTGAAATCACTTTTAGGACGCATCATGTTTTTAGCCATCTCCCATTTAAGTAATTTATTTGTACCTAAAATCATAGCGCCCTCGTATACAGTCTCTATAGATCTCATAAGTTTACCGAACTCTCCTTCCATTCCTTCTGGTGGGCTAAATTGATCGTCTTTTTCTAATATCTTCTCACCACCCGTTGCACTTTCTTTTAATTTGTAAACCTCATTCATATAGGTTTTGTAATTAAAGTATAGTACCTTTATTTTGTTAGTATCCTCTTTTGTCTTGCTATTATATCTAGCGTCATTATTGCCACCTGTTTTTATAATCTCTTCTAACTCATCATGTTTTAGATGTGGGAATTGCTTTGCTAATTCATTGATTGGAATTTCTTTTATTTCGCCAACGTAATATATATCATCAAAATAAGGAGAGTCGGTGTGAGAGTAAACTAGATTAGCTGGATCAACATAATCTATAGTTACACCTTCAGAGGTGTTGAAAGAGGTTTTTACAGCACCTATACCTAATACAGCTAAATCATAGTAAAACCTTTTCTTTATCAAGTCGTAGTTATTACCGTCAAACAAAACATTTAAAGCTTGTTCTTCAGCAATCTCAACAGCTTGTTTGTAATTAAGCTGCATGTGTAGTTCTAATTCTTCTTTACTATCTGGTAATTCGTCTTCAGGTGTTTTAGAAAAATCTTGACCAAAAGTTTCGTTGACAAAAGCGTGAAAATCTTTTAAACGCATATCACGCAAAACAGTTTCCATATATTCTGTTCTTTTTTCAACTCCAAAAGGATCTTGTGAGTAAGCTTTTATATCATAAGCTCTTTCAGCCATACCATTTACAACTATATCTACAAACTTAGGTATAATTGGAACTGGTTTCCAGTCTAAATTTAAATAGGACAAATCACCGTTTATAGATAACTCATCCTTATATTTTTGTACAGATTGCTCGCCTCTTGCGTATAATCTTAGTTTATGAAAATCGTTTTTATTAGCTACATATCTATTTCTAGAATTATCTTTTTTAAACCATTCTTCCTCTATAGCTTTTGCTACTTTTAATCCATAGTCATAGCTCATCTTTTCGATGTCGCTTACAACTTGACTAGGGAAATAACTGTTAACAGATTGTGCCATATTTATTTTTTAATTTGTGATGTGTTGCCACTATTGTTATACGTAGCAATATTTATATTTAACTTAGGTCTTTCCACTACAGCGTTTGGTCTATATAAATGCCTATTACAAGCCATAATAGCTAAACCTGAGCTTATAGAAGCATCAAACTTTGTTCTTTTGTTTATATCAAACTTAGCCCAATCATTTAGAGTTTCATTGAAATACATATTACCAAAACTACCATCTTGTTTCATTCCAACATGTTCTTGGACATACATTTCAATTGCCGCTGCATGGGCTTGTTTTATATCTTCACCTGAATTCGGTATACCACCTATTTCTTTTTCTGCAACAGATAGTTTATTCCATAATTTATCAGGCCTATTCATACTAAAACCTCGATATCCTCTTCTTCTTAAATAGTATAATAATCTAGGTTTATTGTTCTCACACAGTAGTGGCATGCCATAAAATACTAACGCCATTAAAACATCTTCAAAGAATATTTCAGCGGTTTGTGGTCTCGCTACGTATTCTAAAAAGAATTGATTAGCAGGAGCTTCGTCCATACTAAACTTAGTTAAACCGTGTAATGCTCCTTTAGACCCTCTACCATCTACTGTTCCGGATATATCGTAGCTATCACACCCAAAAGCTCCTAGGTGATCATTAGAAGGATATTTGATTCCATTTTTTATATGGAATCTATTTTGCATTTTTTGAGGAGGTGTCCAGCTAATTTTAAACCTTCCTTTTTGATCTGGGTAAAATATTACAGACGAATCTTTAACACCATTAACCCATTGAAAGTTTCCTCTAGTAATTCCTACTGTCCTAGACATTTCTTCGTTATAATCTATCTGTTCGTATAATTTAACCAAGTTAAATATACTATTTAAAGCCTCGTCTCTAAACGCGTGTTCTGTAGTTCTCGGGAACTGACGGTAAAATTCATTTAAAGCATCGTGGTCTCCTTTTAAACCATCCGCTTCGTTCTGCCAATTGTCTATTACACCTACGTCTATTAGTTCACCGTCTGGGGCAAACACGTCTGTGTCAGGATTAGTGAATACTGGAACTCCGTACTGGTCAATAAATCCTTCATAGTTCCATTCCATTGGGATAAACAAAGAGTATAAACCAGATTTTGTCTGACCGTTTCTATTTCGCTTAGTGACATCTGATGCATTGTATAATTTTTTAAAGTTATCACCTCCTTTATCTAAAGCGTTCGATGTTGAACCCATCATACACTTACCAACTATTCTACTACCCAATCTTAAACAAGTTTTTGTAACCCTCCAGTTGTTTAATATATTATCAGGCCTCTCCCATTTACCACTTTCATCGTGTACTAGTAGTGCTAATTTTTCACCGTCATAACTATTGTCACCAGTATTTTTCCAATCTATCGTCGTGTCCAAACCCTCGATATCCTCCATACCATCTGTCGCCGCCATTTTCTTCCTCGTGAATTTGCTAGCAGGTACACGATAAGCAAGTTCGGATTTTGGACGATCCATACCATCTTGTATAGGTTTAAAAAAGAATGGATAATTAATTGATATAGGAACAACTTTATCCGTAAACATTTTTTTAGCATCAGCTCCAGTTTTAGATAGTATACCATATCTACTATCACTTGCAAGAGTGGCTAAATTAACTGTTTCCGCTGATGACATGAAAGAAAACCCAGAACGTCTATTTTTAAGATAACACATTCCATAACATCTTTTATCAGCTTTACATGCTTCCCAGAATATAAAGAATAATCTATTTGCTTCTCTAAAATCTGGAGCACCAACATCAATCTTACTCCACTGTAAGTACATATAATGTGTTCCTACTATATACGTTGGTTTACCATTATTCGTAAACCAAAACCCTTCATCTCTCCTTTTAAACTCTTCGTCTATATAATCGTACCACTGTTCTTTATTTTCGTCTGGATAATTTCTCCAATCAAATATATTTTTTAAACGAGTTAACTCTTTAGGTTGTTCAAATTTTACCCATTTGTTTTTTTCGTGCTTGTACACTTGTTTTGGCACTTTGGGTAAAGCAATCCGCAAGTTTTGCACTTCCAAGATTTCACCAATTTGACCAGTTTTTGATATAACGATAATATCATGTTCTTTATCATATCCATATTTCCATTTTTTACCTTTGTTAAGACGACTAATAGTCGTTTTTTTAATTGGTTCTATTACATTAACTAAACTTTGCTCGTACATTACTTAGATCTACCTTCTGCGAATCCTCTAAAGACTTTTTCCTTTGTCTCTTATGCCCAGCTTGGATTATATTCTTCTTCGTCTCCTTGATATTCATATTTGATTGTAATAAAATTAGATAAAACTCTGTATAGTCTTTCGTTATCAACGACAAACTCATATTGACTACTTGGTCTAAAACCAACTAGATCATTAACCTCCACCGTACCGTCTGAATATTTAACGATACCTTGTAAAGGTTTTTCAGATTCAATATTAAATTGATCTATTGCTTTTAAAGGTTTTACGAAACAATAACCTTTTGGAGCTGTCCACTCTTTATCTCTCTTATATAAAAAGATTTGGTCTGATGTTATAAAATAAGTAGATTCGTTAAAAAAACTTCTACTATTTTTTTCTTCACCCTTTACGTTATGCCATCTTCTAAAAACGTTATGATGTACTATAACCGTATCACCAGGTTTTATATCTGTATCACCAACTATTGGGGTCGATATAACAATAGCCTCTCTATTTACATACTGATGATTGAAGATTTCAGTGTTAAGAATTAACTCTGAATCTCCAACCTTCGTAGTATTATTATATCTTCCTCCTTTTGGTTTTACAACAAAGTTGTAAACACTCTTCATTAGTATTCTAGATTATACTCTACAGATACAGCCATATTTTTATTGAAGTCTTTCCAAGGTAAAACATCCTTATTCTTCTTGATATATATAGAATACTTATCGTCTTCTTCTAAAATATCACAGATCGTGTGGCCGCCGTAAACTTCTTGACCAACTGCATAATGCATCGCATCATTCTTATAATCTTTGCCAACACTAATCTTCCTTATTAACTTCGCCATTTTCCTCTTCGTATTTTATAGAACCATCATTGATATCTATATTTAATGTTCCATATTCGTCCTCAAGTTCTTTTTGTATTTCAATAAGGTTTCCTTGTTGAGACATTAAATGCTCTAGCATTTTGTGTTTTCTACCTTCAAAAACACCCAATTCAATGTGCATTTTGTTAATATCACTTACTAATGCTTTTAGTTTAGTAAGTTGTTCGTCGGTAATTTTTTCAGGTTTAACACCTGTAAGTTCTTTAATCTTTGCACTTGTGCCCTTCACTTTTGTTGTAGCCATTTTTTTTAATTTAATTTAAGTTAATTTTATTTTTATAATTCTTCTTTCCAATCAGATTTAGCCATTTCAACTAATATTTCTGCATGAGTATAAGCTGTTTTACCATCTAAAAAATCAGGTTGCTCTCCTTTATATTTCACAACAGCTTTAGTACCATCTAAACTATATCTTAACATATTATGGTTGCGGTTTAGTAATTTTGAGAAATCTATTAAAACCTCATTATCACTATCTACTATATCTGTCTTATTTAATATTACGTATGTTACCATTTATTTATATTTTTATACTGGTTGTTTAATTATTGTAGCTCCTGATGTGGTCATTCCTGGATCACCGTTTAGTTCTTTCATTGAAAAGCGTTCTATAACTAAATCAACATTGCTTCCAGTTCTGTAAATATCTGCCATAACGCCGTTCGCTACTGCTTTTATATAAAACACATGCGTACCATTGCTTGTCATCTCATAAGCTCCACCTGATGGTGTGTTATCTATCTTGATACCAGCCGAACCATTATAGTTTGAAATAACAACTTCTATTTTGTATGTTTTACCTGAAGTAACAGAAAAATCGTCTTGCATGTGTAGTATTTGAGACGAGTCTTCAGCGTAAAATCTAGCGCCATTTGAGCTCCAAGTAATTTGCTCTGTAGGAGCGTCCTCATTATTCACCACCCAACCAGTCGGTGTACTAGTATAACCCCTTAAATCAGGTGTTGTGATTAGTTCAGCTCCGTAACCAGAATCAGTTTGATCATGAACAATTCCATCACCTACTTCATCGCTAGCACCATCCCCCATTTTCCAATAATTAATTAAATTATCAGTCCAATCACTATCGTAATTCCCAATAGTTTTTGTTAAATCATTTTTTCTAGCTTCTGTATCTATTAAAGATATTGATTTTATCCATACTTCACCACCATCATTCATATCGTTAAAACGTAACCATGGATAATAAGCGTAATATCCGGGAGCTTTACCGCTCATTGGTGTGTAATATAATGTTACCGTTGTGTAAGTTGTTGATGTAATTGCACCGGTTGAAATTACTTCACCAAGATTTATTTTAGCCGTATCACCACTACCAACTTTAACCTCACAAGTAAATTTATAAGTACGTCCCATTATAAGATCACTATTTAAATATCCACCATCAGCAGTCTTGTATAAATTAATTCTTGAACCATCATCCCATGAAGTAGAACCATCATTTACCACAGTTACATGCAGAGCACCGTCATCTACTTCTTGCGTATTTGAACCCCCTTGAGGTGTCCAATTAGCAATATCTGTATCTCCACCTTCCCACATTTCTCCAGCAAGGGAAGCTACAGCATCTGTAGGTAATTCAGTGTCAAATACAGCAAATTGATCTATGTCGCCATCAAAGAAATGAGAATCACTATCGCTACCTATAGTAAGACCCGAAGTATACGAAGCTGCGGTGCCACTTCCTGGAGTACTAACTGGTGTTTGAGCTACCCCATCTACCCACAGTTTAGAATTTGCAAGTTGTGACCCACCAGTTCCTGGATTTATATAAACAGCCCAATGATGCCAATTACCATCATCTTGCGCCGCAACATTAGGCCAGTATATATGTTGCCCGCCGGTGTTAGTGTACAATAAAGGATTACTCGTGTTACTACCACCATCAGAAGCGTTGAAATGGAAAGCACCGATATGCGCATCACCATGCCCAAAAACACCCATGTTGCTCGAGGTGTATGAAGACCGTGCCCAAAATGAATAAGTTCTAGCTGCTGCGGTACTATCTGCTTCTGTTGATAAATAATCGTTTACACCATCTAAAGTTAGAACATTAGACATAGTTTGATCGTCAGGTGTGTCTGTGCTGTGAGTTGCGTCTGCTGCTGTTATTCCTGGATAGCCGTTTAATACTTTTACTGATACGTTATCAATTATTATGTAGTCGTCATTGTCTTGGTTATAAAGATTAAGATAGAAATTCGTGTTACCCGCGCTTGATTGTGTCCAATAAACAACATGATGACCATTTGTTTGAGGGATAGACACGTAAGCACCTGCAAAATAAGATTTAAAGGCATCAGCTCCTAAACCACTGCTATCCAATACGTTATATTCTAGTTTTAAAGTTTTGCCTACATAAGTATCAAGATCAATATCTTGCGATACTCTATTATGACTACCACCCACATCTTTTATCTTAAGCGCTCTGCCACCCCACCAAGGGTCTTCAATAAATACAACTACAGCGCAGTCACTCTCTACAGTCCAATTATCTGTTAACGTACCGTTAAAAGTTCCGTCTGTTATAAGTTCAGCTCCGTAACCAGGGTTATGTGCGTCATGCACTACACCGTTTGCTTTATCATCAAAAGAGCCGTCGAACATTTTCCAATATCCTTGCAGGGCGGAAGAGTTGTCGTAATTACCTCTATCGTTGTTTAGATCAAATGGTCTTCCATCGTTATACATGGCTGACACAGCAGCTGCGTCTAAAGCAACGTTAAATATAGCTACGTCATCTATTTCGCCTCCAAAAGCATATGAAGAACTATCTGTTGTTGATTTTCCAATAAGTATATCTCCAGTATTATCGAAATTTGCACTGTCATTAGAAGAAGCAGCTGACGCTCCGTGGTGATCAGTAGATCCATTGACATATATATATTCGTTTCCAGCTCTATTAGTTACAGCTACTACATGAATCCATTGACCTTGCATATCGTCACCTAAAGCACTACTACCAGTCAAACCAAAAGTTTCTGTCCCGCTAACATTCCCAACTACTTGGATTTTATTTGAATCATTTATCAATATGCCAATCCTATCATTAGTACTTTGTCTTTTAGAGAACATGTATTGATAATTTCTAGCGTCTAGATCATCAATTTTAAACCACAATGATATAGAAAAAGCTCCAGTACCAAAGTCTAGATTATCACCCATATTTATGCAATCACCTACACCATCTAACAATAAAGAATATTGTTGTCTGTGAGATGTACTAGAAGATACTAAAGCATTAGTTAATCCTAACATTAGGCTCCTATGTAAGCGATTACTTTTCCAGATAGAACATCTATTTCTGACCAACGACCATAAATAGTAATTCCTTTAGGAAATGTAACCGAATCTACAACTGTACCACCAGTACCCTCATCTACAGTTTCTCCAGCAGCAGTGAGATTATGCGCGGCAGCGTCTGTTCCAATATAAATATTATTGGTCGTTGCTCCATTAACTCTAGTTTCAGCGATCAAACCACCCGTAGCATCAAACACAGTATCTTCAAGCATGGTTATAGCTACAAACACTTTATCTATAGGTGGATTAATTTCCTCACTAGAAGCCGTAGTGTAAACGCTACCTAATTGTCCGAAGCCATAAGCGACTTCTGTTGAATTTATTCCCATAATTTTATTTTTTTACTTTTTCTAGTGATCGTCCACCGAAGTAGGCACCGATCACGGTTATTAATACTAATTGAAGTAAATCTACCCAAGATGATTTTACTTCGAAATTTAATGCACCAGCATCTATAAATATTAATAGCATGGTGCATACTATTAAGAATATCATTACTAATGGTCTAACATTTTTACTAAGCCACGAATCTGACTTTAAATCAGCTTCCCACCTGCTTGTGATGTTCTTTTCCATCTGAGCTTCATGATTAGCTATAATTTCTTTTATTTTTCTTTCTGCCTCAAGCTTTTCTTCTTTCGACGTATGTAAGTTATCTATTACTCCTCCTACGCCTTTTACCAGCTCTGCTGCTCCTCCTGAGAATAAATTTCCTAACATATTATTTTGTTTTTACTTTTTCAAATGAACTAATACCAAAACATCCTAATGTTACCCATACAAATGAATTATATATTACTTCATTAATTACTAAATAGGCTTCTTCGCCTACGAATATAAAACTAGTTACTAGATCTGCTATAGCGAATAATACCATCACTATGAATGATATAAATCCAACTACGTTCTTTTCGTTTATTTCGTTTTTATCTTTAAATAGACTCCACATAATTTCTTTTAAAATCCGTTAGCATCTTTTTCCCAAGGAAGATTCTCGTCTCCTGCTCCAACCCATTTTCCTTTAAATTGAATCATATCTTGACCATCTATATTTGCTCTAGCAAAATCTTGGCCATCATATGTTATTTTGTCATCCTCATACTTTAATCTCCCAATCTTCATATCAGTAGCATGTTTCATTTCATGCATAACTACTTTCCTTGCCATAAAGCTATTTGGATCAATATTTTGGTTTAGATATATGTTACCATCGTTGTTTGCTTCACCAGCGACACTTGGGTCCATTGGTTTTAAAACAACACTAGTTCCAGGTACAGAAAGATCATCTTCATTTTCAACATTGTTGAATTTGAATTTATTTCTTATCTCTCCGCTTACAGCGTAAGGTTGTCTGTTTGTCCCTAGTTTAAATGCCATATTATCTATCTTTATCTTTAATCATATCATCTATAGCTTTATTATAAACTTTATCTGTATATGATTTATTCTTATAAAATACACTTCTTTCTGATGTA